TCTTGCCATCTTTATTGGCATTTTTATCAAATTAGAATAGTTAATCAAATCTTCACTATGTCTGTATTGATGTAATTCACCTAACAATACATATTTTCTGCCAAATAATTGGACATGAAATATAACAACATCACGTATTTTAAGATCTTTACTTTCCTTATATGTTGTATTCCTATATTTTGACCTATTTTTTATTCCTTTCCCATTAATATATTTCTCAGAATATCTAATCTGATTGAGATTATCTTCAGTAAGACCCATATTTTTTTCATTTGAAATTTTAGCATTACTATGTTGTTCCCTTTTATAAGAATTTTTTATAATTTTTGATGTAGGAATTTTTATACCTTTAAATTTCTTCTTTTTCCTACCGCCTTTAAGAAATCTCCATTTCCATTTTTTCTCTTTTGGACAATAAACATATCCAGCAACTGTTCCATTTTTCAATATTCTTTTGTCCCTGACCTTCATATAATATTTATAATATTTAATTTCATATAATATTTATAATATTTAATTTCATGTGTTATTAATATCAATCTGTCGTTTTGTCGAACTAGTAGCGATCAGACATTCGATTCGGTATGAAAGGCATTGGAGGATCGTAACGTTGGTGATTATCATGAAAAAAATTCATCATTAATGAATTCATCATTAATGAAATTATCCCTAGCTTCTTCTGTACGAAAGAAAACAGATGTTAAAAAAGGATCACTACGAGGATATCCACTAACGTTAATATCTGAATGAATAAAATCAACATAATATTTAGTTTTGAATAGTGAAAAACCATTCTTAGTATAAAGATTTATACTAACAACAGATTTCCGATTGATTATTACATTATCATTTAAACGAATAAAATCAGACTTTGCTCTACGTGTACTGTGTGTACTGTGTGTACTGTGTGTACTGTGTGTACTGTGTGCAATTTTTTGAATAATTCTACGTGAAAACATGTCAAATGTATATATTTTTATAATTAGAAAAAATAAAAATCAGTTTTTATCGCTTTGATCACTGCGTTCGCTGATTTTGATGATTTTTTTGAGATATTTCTTCACATTTCCAACATCTTTCAAATCAAACCTTTTCATAATATAATTTGGACCAAGAATCTCTACAAAATGGCCACCATACCACTCTGGATTTTCCCAATTCAAACTAAAAGACTTTCCTTTGTATTCCAGATCAAGACCATAACAATACCCATAATTCCCGATTTTGTCAGTCATTTTGATATTACCAAGATTCTCAATAATATACCTAACGTAACTACGAATAATCGAGAAATAAGTTCGGAACTCCTGTTGTGCTTTTATTACAAAAACTATGGTTTCCTTGGGGACGTTGGGTTGTGCTTGGAACAGTTATCAATTCATATATAGTTTTGCTCATATTCAAATCGTTATAGAACAGAATAAGAAAAATAAAGGTCAATTTTTTTATGGTTTATAAGTTTAAAAAAGAATTGGGTTTACTAAATAATGGACGATTTTAGATTAACTTTTGAAAAAGAAGACATAAACGGTGATGGATCACTTATTTATTACACATTAAGATTTGAGTCAGAAGACGGTAAAGTAAGTTGTTTAATTATAGATCACATTGAATATGCTATAAACGAAACTGATTATTCTATTTGTAAAGGCGGTAAAAATTATATATATTATGAAGATAAAGAAGATAAGAATATTAGTGATTTTTTAAAGAAACTGGGTAAAAACGAATTTCCAGTAACATATAATTATAAGTATGAAGAAAGTTTATATTATGATATGGGTTCCGAAGATATCGAATTAAATATAACAATTAATCAAGATTCAACAACTATTAATGGTTCTAAAGTTCCGACAAGTGAAACGTTAATTAAAAGTATTGTTGCATTTTTTATGGATTTATATACACAAAAAGAAGTAGAAGGAACAAGTGATTATTCCGATTATGAAGATGAAGAATCCGAATCCGAAGATGAATCAAAATTCTTCAGTATTGAATCCTAATGCGTAAAGTTTATTCGTGAACATTAAGATAACACTACTTATAACCAGAATCATCGCAAACATTATCTGCATATATTGTTGCATACCCATTCCAAACTTACCTGATTCAACAACTTTCAGATCATCCAATTTCATATTGTTAACACCACCATCATACGATATGACATTGGTTATGTTTGGAAAATGTTTGCTTTTAACTTTACTACTTCTGTTACCACTCTTGCAAACTAAATAAACTTTGTGATCTTTTGCCAAGTTTCTTATATAAGCTTTATTAAATTGTATATTTCTCATTGGAATATTTATAATATCTGCATTTACCGATTCTAAATACTTCTCTTTCAACTCATGCTCTCCACGCAAATCTATAACGATCATTTATTATAATTGTTATACAGATAATTCTAATCTTTATTTGACTTGTTTTTTACAAATAGATTCCTGTACTTATCCAATGCTTTTTTTCTCAAATCACTTTTATCTTGATAATACACAGTATGTGCACCACGAAATGGGAGATTAATTACACCAGAATCGTGATGTTCGGCTACATGGGTTGATGAATTCCAAAAGTAGTCTTCTTCATCGTATATCTTTTTGACAGCTATCTTGTAATGTTCTATCGCACCAATTAACATAATAAATTTTTCTATTCTATCTTCAAACTTATTAACACCTATCTTGTTCAATACATCCTCCAGTAGTTCTCTATCAAATATTTTTGATTTATACGATGTATTCCAACCATGTTTACCTGAAGAAAAACTGCAAACAAGAGTATTCGAAATATAAATATTCCAATTTCCAAATGTGTGAGCACCTAGTATTGAATATATATTTGGATTACTCCTAATTACATATTCCCCAATGTTAAACACAGTATTATGTACTGACTCATCACTTATGTAAGCTCTGATATATTCAACACATTTAACTAATACATTATCCAATAACTCTTGAAAACATTTAGTTTCGCCATTCATAACTCTCTTCACTAAATCAACATTAATCCATATAGTTTGATTCACATTGTGCAACCTTATTACAATGATGAAGAAATCCAAGCTTATTATATCCACTATTTTGTTTGAAAACTTCATGATCTTTCTGTATGAAATCGTTGATATACAATGTTTTGTGATTAAAATACTTGTTCTCTTTTGCGTCATCGTAAAAATCTGTTGGCATTTCTGCAAAATGTTCCGAGACACTCTTCCATACTTCGAGATTGTTTGCAATATTCATAAATTGCTTATTAACAAGACTTAAATTGTAAGGAACATTTATCTTATTGTCTGTATTATTAATATATTTGAAAATAGTGGCTTCTGTAGGCATCAAATACTCAAATATTAATGGTATATAATCTAATGGTAAAAACATAATATATGTACAATTAGATACGGGTTTTAAGAAAAAAAAATCACTTTTTTTCAAAAAAGTTTACACTGAAGCTTGTGTTACCAATGTTTTCAGACCATTCTCAATTAAAAAGTAACTATCGTCAATATCCTCTCCAAGGAAATCCTGCAACAACTCAATTCCATCCTTCGATGCTCCAGGTTCCAAAAGAAGCTTTCTGTACCTCATACCAACCTCTGGATTAAGAACGTTGCCATTCTTGAACATCCTGTGGAACATATTGGCTGCAAAACAAGCTTCCCTCATGTAACCATAATATCCCGCAGCATATCCTGGAAAAATTTGTTATGAATCATATCCTTGTCAACACGACGTGAAATATCGCGGAAAAGATAAAAAGATTCATCACAAAAGAATGTTTGGAACTCAAATTTACAAACTTTACAAAAAATTTGGACAAAAAGTTCCGAAACATTTCGAAGAATACGGTAAAAAAAAAAATGAAAAATAATTAAACAGATATAAATTTAATTATTTTTGTTAATAATGTCAGAGAAAGATCATATTACAATATTAAAAAGTGGTGAATTTTTAGGTAAAAAAAAGGGTTACGATTGTGAACATGTTACAAATACCATAATCTGGAAATACATTAATCCAGATATTGATAGTCTGAAACGTCAAGCAGTAAAAAAACTTTTACAATGTTCTTTATTAACTGATAATAAAACTAATAGTATCAAGATAAATCATAATGGTATACTAGAGGAACCATATTTGGATCAAATATGTTGTATAAGATATAATATTTTTTCTTTAGAGAATAATTTATATGTTTCGGTTTCTGGTGATGCATATTATGTTCTTCCCAAAATTTAAGATTGAATACTCCTTGGGATTAAGTTATAACGATTAAGTTGAATAGTTGGATATGGTGGTTTTTCATTGATGTCTCTAGTTGTATTTCCATTATAATTCCATAATCCATCCTTGTAAATATACTTATTATAAAGAACAGTTGACGGACTTGGATAAGAATCAATTTCGTAATAACGGACATATTTGTGTGGACTTCTTTCACACAAAACTTGATTTAAACTCTTACCACGTGGAACAACAACTTTTCCACGACATTTATAAGCTCCATCAACTTTACACATCTTTTTGAAAACTTTAGCACCATTTGCCCTTGTTTTTATATGATAAAACAATAAATTTGGATAATTGTTGTTGTATCTTATTTGTCTTCTGTTCCTTGTCATACTTTTTCTTTTTCTCTGATTTGCCTCTTGGATGGATGCATTATAATTTCTTAAAGAACGTCTCAACTGAAGACAACGATTAGAAGCTTGACTTCTTGTACATTGTGAGCTTTGAGCCAGAAATCCGGTTGTTGGGAGGGTTGGAAGAACACCACTTGTTGTACTTTCCTGTTGTGCTAACTGATCCACTCCTTGTTGTTTGTATCTTCCTTTAAAACCACGAAGAGTGAAAGTTCCAGTTGCCCCTGTTCTGGGTCCTTGATATAAATAGTTAAGAGCGTTGGAATTTCTTTGGTTATTGTATATAACTAAATTATTCTTTTGGTTGTCATATAATGTTTTTGGACAATTAGACATGATATATTATAAATATACATTATTTTATTTTTCATATAAATTATATATTGATTACTATACTCGAAAAATGATTATAATTGATTTACGCGAGGAACATGAAATGAAAAAATCACATTTAGATTCTTCTACATGTGATGTTATAAATATTCCAATGAGATCTATACCTTTTAATCTTGATTATATAGAAAACTTGTCAAAAAATGATGAAATACAACTTATGTGTAGAAGCGGAAACCGTAGTGGACTGATCAAAAAGAAATATTTTGGATCAAACGATAAGGTAACTTCTATGGAAGGTGGTATTAAAAAAATTGGTGATTTTAAAGTTATTGAATCGAAAGGATCTGGAATGGGTATTCAACAATATATGCAAGTTATGTTTGCTTGTATATTGATTATAAGTAGTGTTATATTGTATTTTGTTGGTTGGAAATATTCATTGGCGTTTAATGTATTGATGATAATTATGATTTTTTTACAACTTTACACTAAATCCTGTGTTTTGGGAAAGATGTTAGTTTTTTTGGGATTATAATTACCAAAAATCCCAACATGTTCTACATTCCCTGTGCGTTCCACTTTTTAGATCAAGGTTTACCGTAGCTTTTCTATGTCCACAAAACTCACAGATACCCTTTCCATAAATCCAATTTTCCAACCGTTTCTTCCTTATGTCCTCTATTTCTGTTTTTTTTAAATTTTCTTCAAGTATTTCAATATTATCGTTTATCTTTTCGAATCTTTTATTTACATCCTTAAATATTACATCAATATTTTTATGAGTAACTTTTTTCATTAATTATAATTAATGGCTAAATCTTTAAACTTCTTCTTGTGAATTAAATTTAGCACATTGTTCCATCAAATCAATAAATGATTGACATTCTGAATTTTCTGTACCGTTCGCTTCAAAACAATCCATCATACTTTTGAATTGTTTAAAACAAGGATCTGTTTCAGGAAGTTGAGGAATATCTTCAACTTCATCTTCTTCATGGGAAACAGTTTGTTCATTATTATTATGTTGATTATGGACAACAGTTTGTTGCCTTTTCTGAGGTGGTCCAAATAGAAGAAAATACATACCAATACCAAACGGAAGATTAAATCCTGAACTTAACGCACCCGAAGAGTTCGGCATTCTGAATTTTTTATCCCCTGTTGGTCTTGTTGGTCTTGTTGGTCCAGTTGTTCTAGTTGTTCTAGAAGGTTCTGTATTTTGTTTGTAAACACAATTACATCGTTGGTTTCTTTGTCGAGAACCACTATATGATCTTGATCCACCACGTCTAGGCATAATTAATTTATAAGTTAGTAACACATCATTAAAAAAAATCATTTTTTTTAGTATAGAGAATATCTAATATTAACTTGTGGTTTCCTTTTCTTCTTCTTCTTTTTTTATCTATTAATCCCAATTCTTGAAACCCATTATGATAAATATAACCATTATGATCATTATATGTTGAATAAAATTTAAAATAACGTGATGCATATTTTAACAATTCAGAAAGAACATATTTTGAATCGCGATTTCCAGCATGACTTGTTCGAAATGTAAACGTATAATATTTGTAAACAAAATATTTACCAACGAACTTCTGTATTGTTCTAAATAATTCTCTTATTCCGTGTTCTTTACATAATTTATTGATCATACAATAAATTTTTCTTTTTGTTTCTCTTGGAAAAAATACATCATTAAAATATTCTGGTTTTTCATTTCTCTTAAATTCGATAAGATGAGAAAAATCACCACCATCTTCAAATAAATATTTTATTTTATTCTCTATATAATTATTACATACCATTGTTATTAAAATATGTCTTGTAAGTGATGGTATACCATAACCGTTGTCTATATTTTGAGTTAATATAATGATATTTTCAAAAGGTTTACAATAATTTTCAGATAATTTTTCACTAATATAATCAAAAGTTTCTTTTCCATCATTTAATATTAAATTATTTGGCCAAGTATTCATAACTAATTTTATCCCTACATACAAAAAATAAACTTTATAATTTTCATTTTTTTTTCAATTTAAAGCATCTTCAAGTTTTAATAAATAGTATATGAGTGTTATTTTTTATGATTATAATAATTCGATTTTAGATGAAACAGAAAACCAAATTTTAGTCGACGTATTTGGATATGTAAGTGGTGTACTTGTTGGAGTTACATTGATGCCACAAGTTTATAAAACCTTGAAGCATAAAACAGCAAAACATCTCTCCTTCAAATTTCTGATTATTTCATTATTTGCATCGATTTCAAAAATTGTTTATGGAGTATTAATTAATCAGTTACCAATTGTTATCACCGCGCCAATTATTCTTTGTCAAACTTTGATCATTATGGTTGCAAAAGCTATTTTTGATGCTAGAGAGAAAAAACAAGAAGGTCATGAAAAAGATAAAGATAAGCATCATCAAGAGATTGAAATGAAGATTCGTAAAATGAATACTGGAAGTGATATTTACAATTATAATTCTCGCTACCTAGATTTAGAAGAAGGTAAAGTCACAATGGAGCTAAAATACACCTCCTCTGATGAGGAATCTGTATAATCGCGGTCCTTATCAGTCGCGGAGGATATCCCCCTTATCAGTCTTCGCACTGCGTGCGAAACTGGTCATATTGGTGATTAACTGGTTATTAAGTGGTGATTGACTGGTAATAACCAATTTGTACCACGAAGGCGGAAGGGGGCCAGCGGGGGTTACCCCCGCTTAGTGGAAGAACCCTTCGATTAAACTATTGAAATCTTTGACTGGCTTCCTATGAATGACAGCACCAGATTTAATGGTTCCGTCTTTATTTTTATACACAGTGATATGTCCAGTGTAGTAAAGCATTGCGATGAAGTTATCAACATCTTTACTCCAATATTTCTTATTGAAAAATCTGAAGAAATAATCTTCGAACTCTTTTCTTGTAAACTTCTCAGGAATAAATTCTACAAGTGTGTTGAATCTATTTAATAAAGCTTTATTTCTGTTCATCTTAACCATACAACCCATCATCCAACTTTGGAAGTTGACAATTGGAATTTGTGGTTTCAAATCACCCTTAGTTTTAGTCCATTCACCGAAATTCATAATAACGAAGAAATCTCCATTTTTATTCTTCTCATAAAGTTCGTCATTGATACAAACCAAAACATCATAAGCAACAACAGAAGTAGTCTTGATTTTAATTCCCAAAACTTTTCTCAAATCGTTAATATAAGCTTTCTTTAACTTTGCATGCCAACCTACACTCATAATTTCATGTAAAGCCCCAATCCAATTTTTACTCTTATAAACATATTTCTTTGTTTTATGAACTCTACTGTTCTCAGCAACCAAGGAAATAAATCTGACCAATTCGATCAAAAGTCCATCATTGAATTGGTCAAAAATTCGGAACTCAACTCCATTGCCAACAGTCATCTCTGCTCCTGACATTCTTTCTCCTTCTTCATTCTCTCCGAATGTTCTGAAATTGGAACTCAAAGTTGATATACCTCCTTCACGCTTTGCATAAGGTGATGGTTTATAACAAGGTTTCAACTTCTTCACTCCATAAAGATCCAAACCTTTTCTCCAATAAGCTGGAATATCGGCGTATCTTCCGATACCTTTCCCGAGCTTTCTGACATCACTACCAGCAAAATTACCCCAACCAATAATCATAACACGGAATGAACCACGGACTCTATCCAAGTTTGATCCAGGTGCTTTCTCGTCACATGAAAAGAAAGCTGTTAAAAGAAGTGGTTCCAACCATTGGAGCTGATTGGCGAAGTTTTGGTGCTGTTCGATGAACTCTTTTTGACTTGTTTCGAACTTGACATATGGGAGAGTCATGGTGATGTGGTATGAACCTACATACTCCTCACGAACTTTCAATTTACCTTTCTTATCCTTTTTGAAATCATAGTTTAATGTGTTGGAGTCTTCAGAGTATTTGAGATAACTTGTCATTCCAAATGGATATTGGTAAAGATCTCCGTATTTTTTAATTTGTTTGGCTGTGATTGGGTCTTTTTTGATAAGTTCGATGAATTTCTTTTTGTTGTCGACGACTTCGTGACACATTGTTCTAATATTTCGCTGGGGTTCTCTGATATTCATGTTGATACGGGTTTCAGGGTAATCTGTGATGAATTCGGGCATGTTGAAGGGGACTTTTTTGATGACCCATTTTCCGTTGCAAAGTCTGCCAGTTTTTTCAAATGGAACGCCGAGGACGAAGTTCATATCTTTGTCTGAGACTTTGACTTTGTTTTTAATAAGGGCTTGTTCGTGGAGACGTTTTGTTGCGAGTTCACTGTCATAGAGGGTGAATGATGTAATGTTTGTTTTTCTGTTTTTTTTCATGTGGAATAAATGCATTTCATGTTCGAGACCTAAGCCCCATGTGTACTTTTTTAATCGCTTTTTGAGTGAAGCCAAACTCATAATATATTATATTATGAGATTTTTTCTAATCTTATGATATAAATGTTAAACCGTAAATTAATTGCTTCAGTATTAATCCTCCTTATGTTCTTCATGGCTGGTCTCAATAAAGCCAAAGATATGAAAGGTGTTGCTAAAGGACTTGGAATGAAAATCCCAAAAATGTTAAAAACATTCCCATTGACATGGATTGTTTTACTTGTTATTGCTATTGAACTCGTCTGTCCAGTTTTAGTAGTTTACGCAAATCTCGGAGATATGGATGAAACAAAAGAAAAAATCAACAACTGGTGCGTTTACATTTTAATCGCTTTCACAGTTTTGGCTACATTATTATATCATCCACTAACTGACAAGAAACAATTGATGAGATTCTTTATAAACTTGGCTGTCATTGGTGGCCTTGTTATGCTTTTAGAATAAATCTTATAATTATATAATAATATTTTTATTGTTCAATAGAGATAATAAAAATATTAGAGAATATTTTAATCATTAATTAATGTTTAATCTGTTTTTTGGATTCTGATAAGTGGTCCACGACGTTTAGATTTGATGTATTCTTCCATGCTGGTGTTTTCTCCGTCATCTGAGTCTTCATCTTCAACGTAGTTTTCCATACTATATCTCCAAGCTTCTGGACAACATGTTCTGAAATTTTGGTGAGCATCTGCTTTATACCAAAAAACTTGGTCTTCTAATTTGTTACTACGAGAACTTCTATGAATTACAAGGCATTCATAGTTGTTAGTACATTGATCCATTGTGGCACAAAACATATCAAAAGTTGGGAACATACCTGCATACTGTTCATATAATCTTTTTCTATTACTAAGAAAGTTCTCTCTTAGGACAAAAATCCAATCAATGTTTGTTCTCAAGTTTGGAGGCACTCCCATTGCATACTGCATAATAAAAATAAACATAATATCCCAATGTCTACCATTCATAAAAATTTCCCTAATTCTTTTATCCTTTTTCCAACTTGCATCATATAAACAATCATCAAGAATAAGGAAAGCTTTATTGTCCAAACCTTTTTCTCCTTGTTTGATTCTCTTTTTTAATCTTTTTTGTTTTTTCATGAAACTTGAAATAACCTCAGGTGTATACTCATCATGAATGAAAATGGGTGGTACAATGTGTGAGTAAAACTTATTTGCATTTTCTGTTGGTGAAATTACTGTTCCAACTGGAATGTGCCTCTTGTTGAACAAAAGATCCTTTGTCAAAAACGATTTACCAGTATTTCTGGCACCAATCATGCAGACTACTTGGTCATCTTTGATCATTTTCATGTTAAACTTCTTCAATTGTAACTGCATTTAACTATATTATACTAATATATAGATAATAAACTTAGAAAGAAAACGAATAATTCCTAAGTCTATTAAGGATAACTATTGAAAATTAAAAATTACATACCGTTAACCGCACAAAATTTTTATTGTAAAAATAATAAAAATGATTTTTTAAAGATGATTATATTTTTGAATAAATATTTAATTATAATGTTAAGAAAAAAGAATAGTAAAGGAGTTTTTATATCATGTTGTAAAATTTGTTATGAAAATAATGAAAAAATTACCACGGCAACATATGGTCGCGAAGAAGATGGAAAAAAACTTCGTTTGTATTGTGCAAAACATGGCAAAGAATTGGGTATGAAATCTTTGAAAACTGATAGTAGAAACTTAAATGAAATAAATTCTACAAGAAAGAAAGATGATAATTTTTATGATATTTTTGATGAAACATTTCTAAAACTTAATATGACAATGTTTGGAAAAACAACAACAGAAATTGTCACTTTGAATGATGATATTAATTTACAAATTGTGAATTGTAATTTTAAACCAAAATTTAATACATTGAAAAATAATATTTGGGAAGTCAAATATTGGAATTTAGAAATTTTGAGATTACAAAGTAGTAAGTTCAAAATTAAAAAAGATGCTCAAGATTTTTATAATATTAAATGTAAAGAATTTGAAGAAATGAATTTACCAACATTTGATCTAAAAATTCAATATCTTTTGGAAAATGATATAAACTATTTTTATAGTCATTTTAGAATACCACTTGGTAATCCCGTGGAATATGACGAAAGAGAGTTATTGATTGAACCATATTTCCTTGGTTTGTGGTTAGGAGATGGTCATTCGCATAATCATTATATTACAAATGGAGATAAGGAAGTAATTGAATATTTAGAGGAATATGCTGAAAAACTCAAAATGAAAGTTACAAAAACATGTATAAAAGAGGGGTGTTGTGCATATTTAATAACTGATGGAAGATCTACCAAAAATATTCTTTTGGAAAATTTGAGGAAAATGAATTTAATTAATAATAAACATATTCCACAAATTTATTTACAAAGCAGTTTAGAACAAAGAAGAGAGTTACTGGCTGGTCTTATTGATTCTGATGGAACAAAAGATTCTTCACAAACTTATATGTTTGCTCAAGATATAAAACATGAAAAATTAATTACAAATTTTATTGAACTTGTTAGTGGGCTTGGATTTAGGGAATATAATAGAACAAGAGATACAATATGTACCAATGCTAAAGATGGTCCAAAAAAGGGGAAGGCTTTTAGAGTTTCCGTAACAGGTGATCATTCGATTATACCTTATAAAATTGCTAGAAAAAAGGCAACAAAGGTAAAACGAAAAGTTGATATATTCACATGGAAACTGAAAAAGATGGATGATTCTGATATTCCAGTTTGTCCAATACGTAGTCAAAATATAAATTCAATGAATTGTAATTTGAAAAAAGTTCATGATTATTATATCGAGAACAAAGAGTTTCCAAAACCACGATCAAAATTAGGACAATTCATTAAACGAACTGAAAAATTATGTTATGGACATAAAATTACAATAGATTTGATTGAAAAATCTAAATTCAATGTTATAAAAATGATATATATAACCAAAAATAAAACAGTCGTATAAATTGTTTCCTGTATTTCTAGTACCGATTACTTGTAATCTATAAATTGTATTTCTTGAACCAATCATATACGTTTAATTTCGAGTTTATTTGATCCACAAAATGTATTTCTCGAACCAATCATATACGTTTAATTTCGAGTTTATTTGATCCACAAAATGTATTTCTCGCACCAATCATACACATTTAAATTTAAGTTTAAAGATTTATTAAATAAAAACAATAAAATGAGTGAATTATCCAAACTTATAATTTCAACAATTTTAGAACCAAAGAGCAAGAAAACACCTGAACAAATAATGGGTGAATTCGAACAAGAGATGCAAGATGTTGTAGATTATATCAAAGAGTGGAAACACAATAAACTTATATTTATTGAGGAAAATAATAAAAAAAAAATAAAAATGTAAGTCGAGAATCAGAAGTTTATGAAGATGGCGATACTCTTGAACCAATTTTTGATGTAGAAAAGTTTGTTTATTATTATAAATATAATTGTGGAAATGGAACTAGTGGATCTGGTGGAGCAAGAACATTAAAATCTTTTGAAAAATTCAAAAATAGTATTTATAAACCCACGGGAAAACCATATAGTGAGTATATAACTGAAGTAAAAATGAATGAACCAAAAGAAGGTATTATTACTGATCAAGAAGTAATTAATTGTATAAAAACAGGTGAAGGAGATATTGGAGGATCAGATATGCGTTATAATTTTTTCAGAATATTAGTAATGGATAAAATATATCCAAGATTTAAGCATATATCTGATGATACAAGATTTTGGGAGGATCTCGAAAATATTGCTAGCGAATATATTGCATCAATATATCCAAAACTTTAAAAAGGCCAATATTCTTTTTCACCAATAGGTTTAATCTCTTCTTGACCTTGTTCGATATTTTCTTCTTCAATATTATATTTCCAAGCATTTTCATTACATGTTTTGAAATTATTTCCTCTTAATGGTGCTTTATACCAAAAAACCATATCTTCAATATTATATGATCTTACAGTATTATCAATAACAAGGCAATCTCCAGTATTTTTACAAATTTGATCCATAACTTGTGAGAATTCTGAAAAAGTTGGAAACATTCCACCATAATGCTCATAAAGTCTCTTTAGATTACTCTTCATATTTTCTCTAAAAATAAAAATGTAATCAAAATTTGCCCTCAAACTTGGTGGAATACCCATAGCATATTGCATAGCCAAAATGGATAAAATCTGATAACACCTCCCATTAAAAAACAATTGCCTCTGTTGAGTACTTTTAATAGTTGCCATGTCATATATTGAGCAATCTTGAACAATAAAAGATCTCATATCCAATTCTTCATTACCTTGTTCTTCTTGTTGCTTTCTTTTTTTTCTCATCTCTTTATATCTCGCAAGTAAATTATCGATGATTTCTGGTTGATACTCCGTGTAAATAAAAGCAGATGGAATAATACCCTCATAACTTTTTGTACATTCATGAGTCGGATCAATAACAACCCCAACTGGAATATCCCTCTTGTGATAAAGAATGTCCTTAATAAGCTCCGTCTTTCCTACCCCACGTTTTCCAATTAATCCAAACTTAGCACCATCCCTAGTTTTACTCATGTCAAATTTCCTCAATCTAAATTCATGACCAACTCCAGAATTTCTCTTCGCTGATGGTAATAAACTTTCCTCCAAATTATTAGAATCATTCGAATCAAACGATCTAAAAATAAAATTACCCATTTCTTCTTTTGTTGGTTTATCAAATTCTAAATTCTTTAAATGATTTTCACTCATTCCTATAACTTTCCTAAGATTTTTATTATAATGAAATAAAATTACCTTATTTCATTATAAATAATTTATATACGTCACAAGAAATACGGTACGTAGGCTATAAGTTGATTTTGGTAATATCGTTATCTTCTTCTTTTTGACGTTGATGCTATATTATGAAAACTAACCGCTTTTCTTGTAAAAAATCTGAGAATTGGCATTGGTCATAAAATAGTTGTTATGACTAAATCTGTTAATAATTTTTGAGGTCTAAAATATTTATTATACTTATTATTTGGCATAGATCCATGGTAAACTCCAGTCATTAATTTAAGGGGAACAGTAACAAAACTTGTTAACATTCCGATTTTAAGAAATCTACCTCCCATACACTTTTCCAGAAAAACTATTTTAAGCAGAATACGTAAAGTTTTTAATTATTTTTTGTTTTTTAGAATATATGCCAAATAGGCCAAAAAAATCTAATAAAAAAAAAGGTAAGAAGAAAGAACCAAAGGTTATTGTTCCTTATACAAAAGAAGAAAGAGCAAAGAAAATAGAATGTATTAAAAACAAACTCATACATCTGGAATTATGGAATTATGATGAAGATATGATTAATGTCCAAGAAAAAATGAAGGAGTTTGTGGAAACAGGAGCTGAATATGAAGATAGTGTAAAACTCTTGGGTACCAAACGCGTTTTACACATTATTTTAAGAAATAATAACAAGAAAGATTGTACACTTTTACTCAAGTACAACGAAAACATTTAATATTTATTTTATAACATATTTTATTCTTCTTTTATAGCAGTTGCATAAGGTAAATATTTGGGAATATTATTATATACTAATACAACCTTTGCTCTTCCATTTTCAAGAACGTCTGTAACTATTCCACACTTTTTAGTATGAATATCATATACCCCATCACCAACATCATATATACCATCTATTTCAATGAATATTTGTTGATCATAATTTTTAATATCATTTATTCTAAATTCACCAATCTTTTTTGCTATTTCATAACTATTTTTGATAAAATAGTTATTAATTTTACTTAAAATACAGTCATATCTGCGTATATAACTAATTTGTCTATCACTACAAATATGGATATTGATTAATTTCCTATTTTCATCCATGACTTTAACAAATACATGACGATCAGGTAAAAGATAATCAGCGCGATCAAAAAGATTATGTTCTTTTCTTTCATCCATTGTTGGATATTTAGTAAAATAATGAATAAAAATATAATTTTTATTATTTTTCAGATATTTAACCTGATCTCCTCGGACAAATTCGTGTCCATTGTATCTTTTTATTGAATTAGAATTTCCCATGTTAAATATAATTCCAAATATCCTCTTATAATAAAAAAAAAATCAATTTTTAATAATTTCTGCACATGGCAAATTTTCATTTCCTTCAGGAATATCATAAATAAGAGAAATCTTAACTTTACCATTCTCGAGGACATCTGTTACGATACCAAACTGTTTTTTGACCCTACTATACACAGCATCACCAACATCGAATATTCCATCAATTACCAGAAATTGTTGATCAACATATTCCTTAATTTCTTTAATATTGAATATTTTGTTTTTCTTAGCCAACTCATAATCATTTTTCACAAATTGTCTGCTGATAATTCCATTAATTGCAGAAATATCGTAATAATCTTGTGCATATATATCATCATAATAATTAATACAACGATTATGAATATTGCCTAAATCATCTCTAAGAACAATAAACAGGAGTCGTGCTTCTTTATACATCAACTTATATTTTTTTACTTCATTTTTAGATGCTTTACGTACAATAGACTTAATAAAAATATAATTTTTATCTACGTTATATAGAATATCTTTCAATTGATCACCTTCATAAAATTTTTCAGATGATTTTTTAGGATATGTAATGATTGAATTAGAATTACCCATGTTACATCTAATGCTAAATAATCTTTTATAATAAAAAAATCATTTTTCTTTTTTCTGAGTATAAAATATAAATTATGTTGAAAATAAATACAAAAAAATCTTTTGAAGTCTCATTTATTCTTCTTGTTTCAATTTCTATACTAACAACAATTCGATCATTAAATATTGATGTAAAACCTGTTAATCGATTATCACTTCAATTATCAACACTAGTAACTATAATTGCATCTTTCCACTACTATCTCATGTTAAATAGAAAAGAAAATCCAGTTATTTATAGATATTTGGATTGGTTTTTTACAACACCAATTTTACTTATAGATTTCTGTATAATTTATGAAATAACAGATACAAATTTCATAATAGAAATATTAATATATAACACCATTATGCTTGTATTGGGATTTATTGGAGAACTTAAGCTAATTTCAATGACAACAAGTATGATTGTAGGATTTATTCCTTTTATTCTAATGTTCAAAAAATTATATGATAAAATCAAAAATCAACCAATTAAAGAAAATTCTTTAATAAGTGAAGGAGAAAAGATGAAGTTTTTTTACGGATTTATTGGACTATGGACAATATATGGATTTATCCACGTTTATCCAACAAAATCAACGAGAGATGTATTTTACAATATTTTAGATATTATCACCAAAGGTATGTTTGGTCTATTTATATACAAAAAATCTTTTAATTTTAACCAGTTAAGTAACTAAGTATTACTTTCAAAGTATCTTTGTCAGTTTTTGTATTAATCAATAGAACTTTCAATCGATTAATAGTATCTTCCATATAAAATATCTTTTCCTTTAGATCTCCAATCTCTTTCTCTTTTTCCTCATCACCAATACATCTACTACAAATAAAATATTCATTCATATACATAGGATCCCAAGACATCATCCAAAATATTTCTTGATATGTTGATTCATAATCTTCTCCATACATATCTACATCACTAAAAATTCTATTATACTCTTCATTATAATCATCCTCTGGATAGTCGTCTTTGCACTTTTTTACCCATATTTCAAAATATTTTTCGTAACAATTATTATTCTCAACACAATCTGAACAAACTTTATTACTACAATATCTACAATCATAAAATGGAATATGATCAGCGTGTTTTAGATATCCACAATCACTACAATGTGTTAAATGACTCATCAGATAAATAATCTATATCTTTTATACTTATATGCCTAACGATATTTTCGTCATTCGTCATTCAAACAGAATGGATAAAAGTGAAGAAGAAAAAAGAATGGTTTGAAAGCAAAAGATTTATGGAAAATAAACATGATTCACCTTTATCCAAATTCGGAATTGAAAATTGTAAAAATATTGCGGATAATTTAATGAAACATACCAATGTCAAAAAAATAAAATATTTTTATGTTTCACCATTAACAAGATGTATCCAAACAGCTATTCATGTTATTGACAGAATTGAAGAAAAAACTGGTCATAAAATTTTAATAAGAATAGAATATGGATTTATAGATGTCTTACACGTTATTATGAACATTTATTATGAAAATGGAAGAATGAAAGAAGAAACAATTCCAATGGAATGGGGGTGGAAGAAAATATACATCAATAGTCGATAAAGAACTTTATCCTAAAAAATTGGAGAAGAAATATGGATAAAAAATACAACAGTATTGTCAACCACAAAAACACAACAGCTGGAACTCAGGTACAACAAATGAAAAGAGCGGTTGATACATTCAAAAAGATCATGAAACAAAACACAGTTGTTATTACACATGGAGGAATGTGCCACGCTATCAACCAATTTATTGTTAATAAAAAAACACCATATCAACAACTTTATGATAAATTTGTTGGTAGTAAAAATGTAGGAGTAACCTCTGGATATCATATTGATGGGAAAAATAAGAAAATTGTATTCAAACCAAGTTCAAAATTCATGATTAAAGATTAACTTATTGTATTTATCAAACATATTATAATACCATTCTTTATAATTATCATCTTCTTTATTAAAAATTTTATAAGATCTAAGTTGATTTGGTCGAGTTGATCTTGCGTCTAAAGGACGATGACCAACAACATAATCATCTGTATATCCATAAGCAATAATTTGTATTAATCCTCCTTTATATTTTTCTGGATGTTTTCTTCTGTCTTCACCCAATTTTAGATTCTGTTCTTTCCAAAATTTTTCACATTTCCTTTTCCTTTCATTAAATCTTCTATTCAATTCTATATGATGTTTTTTTTGTCCAACGATCAAAAGGCAGTTTACCAACAACTTCCTTTAACTCTTTTATTGTATATTTATCAGGTGTGTATTTTTCTGATATAGACTCAGAATTAGCTATTTTCTCAATCATTTGTCTACCTTCTTTTTCGCATTTTATTATGTGAAATATATTTCTTATATAATCAAATATTATTATTTAATTATATAAAACTTTTTTAAATATTTTTTACCAATCAGGTAAACCATGATTCAAAAAATCTTCAGCTCCACTTCCTCCACCAAGAGATGATGATGGTTCAAGCGTAACACTTTCGGATACAACATTCTCAACTGTTGGTTTGACCTGCTCCGCAACTTTTTTAACACCTGATGTCACAGCATCTGCAACCGATTGACCACCTTTCATAACACTATCTTTAATAGCTTTTGTACCTCCACCACCAGGCATTAAACTGTTGTAGACATAAACACTGCCATAAGATGTACCAAATGCTAAAACTGAAAGTCCGAAATAATATATTAATCCTTTAGCTTCTCTGTCATTTGTTCTCTGTTGATACGAATTGTATGCGTATGTGACTAAAAGAACTAGTGATGTTAAAACACCACTAACGAAAAGGGGATTTGTGTAAAAATTACCGCTCATTTTATTAAAATTTAATCCTATATTTTATCCATTTATTAAACGTAATTTCATTTTTAATAATTGACTAAGTATTTCTTCTTAATCTTAACATTCTTCAATCTCTGCATTCTTCTCTCATTAGCTTTTCTCCTCATTCTATACGGATTAACATATCTTGTTCCACTCTGTTCCTCCTCTTCTTCACTTGACTCTTCATCTGGAGATTGCTCGTGCTTCTCTTGCTGAACTTGTTTAACTTGTTGATCTGGTTGATCTGGTTGATCTGGTTGAACTTGTTGAACTGTTTCCAAATCTTGTTTGAGATTAGACAACATATTTTCAGCTTCTTCCCTAATACTTTCATTAACATCATCTACTACTTCAACTTCATTAACTCCAGCTACTTGTGGAAAAGTATCATCATTAACTTCACCAACTTCTAACGATTCTTGAACGAAATCTTCACCAGCTTCAAGATCACCTTCTAATTCAGTTGTTGTGTCTTCACCTACTTCCAATGCAATATCGGAATCTCCACCAACCATTACTTGTTCACTATCAATTGGACTGGAATTCATAACATGATTCATTTCTTCAGCAACAGTTGATTCTTGTTCGTGATGTTCTTGTTTAACATGTTGTTCTTGATGTTCTTGATTCACTTCAGTTACTTGATGTTCTTGATTCACTTCAGTTACTTGTTGTTCTTGATGTTCTTGATGTTCTTGTTGTTCTTGTTGTTCTTGTTGTTCATCAAGTTTGTTAACGGTTACTTCATTATTATTCTTTAACTTTCCACTATCTTCTGAACTCAAATCAATATTCTTTAAATTAATAGTATCAACCAAGTTATCAACTAAATCGGAACTATCCTTGTTTTTCTCAATGAATTCCTTATTATCTTCATTAACCTTTTCTACATCAATTCCTGTTCCATCACTTGATAATGTCCTTTTAACGAAATTTTGCTCCTCAACTTGAACTTCCTCTTCATCTGGAATATCTTCAACATTCAATGGAGATTCTCTTCCCTGATTAACTTCTTCACCTTCCACTAAAGTTTGTTCAGATTCGTCTTCACCTTCCACTAAAGTTTGTTCAGATTCGTCTTCACCTTCCACTAAAGTTGGTTCAGATTCGTCTTCACCTTCCACTAAAGTTTGTTCAGATTCGTCTTCACCTTCCACTAAAGTTTGTTCAGATTCGTCTTCACCTCCCACTAAAGTTGGTTCAGATTCGTCTTCACCTTCTACTAAAGTTGGATCCAAGACATCACCTTCAAGTTGTTTCAACTCTTCATGTGGTAAATCAGTAGAGATATCTCTATTCAAAATATCTTCAATAGGGAGAAGTTTGAGAATAGCTTGTTCAATTCCTGTTTTGATACATTCAATAGAACTTCTCAAATTATCCTGTTTCTCTCTAGAAGGGATATTTTCGTCAAAGAGGTAAGGATTTTTGTAAAATTCTTTTGCGGTTTCAATGTAAACAAAGTGAATAAAATGGGCAAGTTTGGGAACAGAAATTTCTAAAGTGTTAGTTGCATGATTTCCTATGTATGCTGATGCCAAAATTTTAGTGCTATTAATAAAAATGACTGTTACTAATTTATCTAAATACTTACACTGAGTATTTTCAATAATACGTTCAGTTTCTTTGTCAATCACAATTTGATTCCAAAGGGAAACATCTTGTAGCTCTAATTGGAAACTGTGTCTAATATTTTTCCCTTTCATATTTTGTCTACCTGTTTCGTAAATGTGTTTAATACCCTCATAAATCTGGGGGGTCAATAAAGAAATAAGTTGGTTAGTGTACGCTTTTTTTGCTTCAACTAAAGTGGCATTATTGCTATCCATTTTATAAATAAGTGACACAAATAAATAACTCTACCATAACGCAAAATTAAATCGAAATGCTATTATAGACATGTTCAGATGTAGAAATATGTTTCTAAAATTTGTGAGATACAAAAACATATCACAACCAATCTCAAAAATAAAAAACAACAACCCTTTTGAAAAAAAAGAACAGAACAACGTCACAGGAAAGAACGAGAACAACTCCACAGGAAACAACGAGAACAACAAGAACAAGAATAAGAAAGAAGAAAAATCACCGAAAAGGAGAATAATAATATGGCCATCTTAAACAAATAAAAAAATCTACATTATCATTATATAGTATGTCATACAACGATATATATGATGATTTGCTTTACAATCAGCCAGCAGATTACTTTACACAAGCTCTATCAGATGGCCATATAAAAACAATAGGTAATAGTTTAGAAAGTGGTTACAATACCGTTTCAAATCAGTTCAACAAACAAGTTGAAATGGTTAAAGAATTATCAAGACAAATCAATACTCACTCTACTCCACTAGTCTGGGTTATCATTTTTGTTCTATTTTTTATAATCATAATTATCTAAGATTGAGCCACCCTTCTCATTACAAATCTCGCAGCAAGTCTCTTAAAACTTGGTAAAACTGCTTTGATAATAAGCCCAAAAACACAAAAACTCAAAATAGCCAATGTAAATGGAAACAAAACAGTATCATTCTGATGTTTGACTGCCAATGCAATCAGAACATAGAAGAAAACAACCATTGTTACATAATTATTCTTCAAAGCCATATTCAAAATATACAAAATAGCAGCAACAATGACAATGATAATATACCAAATATTCTCATTACCAAGCTGCGAACTTTCAGTCCAAGCTCGAATACAAACCGCAACATTCAAAATAGAAGCAGTCATAAGCCATCCCAAATAAATACTAATAGGAATATCCCCAAAACCAATCTCAAACGGTGTATTTTTTCCTGAGAAAAACGTACAACGCAACTGAATTACAATAAGTGAAATAAGTAACCCAAAAATAAGGAATACTGAAATCAAAATACTCACCTTTGTAGCCAAAGAAAAGGCAACAATCCATGTAATATTAAACAAACATGATAAAATGAAAAAAACAGAAACTTTTCCCACATAATCATCAAGTTTCAACTGCGGAATAAACTGTGCAATCGTGAAAATTAGCAATCCCGCATAAATAAGTCCCCAAATTGAAAAAGCCCAACCTGGGGGTGTGATCAAAGTATCAAACTGATCGGATACGTTTCCAATTGGTTGTAAAACACTGGTACCGTTAGCACTAGTCACACCAGTTGTTGTCAAATAATTAACAACCAATGTTGCAACAAAAGTCACAAGATTAGCAATCTTAAATCCCAAAATCTTATTCATAATAATACTTTTTACATAATTAATTTTTAAATATAAAAAAAAAATCAATTTTAAAGAGGGAGTGCCTCTCTTTTTATCTTTATAAAACTATATATACATATGACTAGTAATCCAAAATGTATTGATTGCGTAAAATTACAAAATTCACAAAATAGATGTATTTGTAATGACGAAGAACGTTGCGCCTCTTGTAAGACTTGTTCTTGGTGTATTAACTCCCACCAGAATGGGAGATGTGTTCCAAATAAACAATATAATAGAAAGAACTGTCCTTACAGTTTCAGTAATATACCAAAAGGTAAACATTGGCGTAATCAAGAATTTAACGAAGGTGTTATTAAAATTATAGCAAATACTCCAACCGTTTTTAACTTAAGTTTATACAAACTTATTTTTATTATTTTAGTTCTTTTATTGCTTGTAATTTTATTGGTCACGTATTTACATCAACACAGATAAATTATAAGAATAAAAAAACGAAAATTAATTAGATTGACCACGCTAATGGATAATCTAATCCATTTACTCTTGGATTTCTTTTAAGAATATCTAAAAAATCGTCTTTATTTTTTATTACATTGACATATGTATCTTTTACAATGTCAGCGTAATTGTAAATATGAAATTGATCACTATTTTTAATAACAAAAACATAGTGTGCACAATCTTCACTATCTGTACTAAAAGAATAAAGCAAAATAAAAGCATCCATTTCCATTATTCTGTTAATATTGTAAGTTGGTTTTCCCAAATCAAATATCCCATTTTGTACAATGTCCCACCGTTCAGTTCCATCTTCCTCTGTCGTTGAGCATTTCATACACATCCTTCTTATAGAAATATTTGGATACCGCCCATACCTATGAAAATAAGCATTACAAATAGCAACTGGACCACAACTATATTCATCCCATTGTAATTTCATAATTTATCATGAAATAACCAAAATAAGAAAGATAATAAATCATTTTTTTTTTAACACGAAGTGTTAAACGCGAACACGAAGTGTTAAACGCGAACACGAAGTGTTAAACGCGAACACACAGTGTTAATGTTCAATTAATAATAACATCATAATCTTTAGATTTGTCAATCTTAGCAAAATACAACCTAACAATATCAGCCATCTTATCATTCTGAATAATACCAATATTACGAATGAAATAATCCAAATTAGGTATTGAACACACAACACCCAATCCATTACCAGATGTATAAGTAATACACTTAGAAATCTTCTGATAAAAATCAAACCACTTATTATTCGCCTGATTATTATTGTTTTGTTCTCTTTTTTCTGGCAACCTAAATCTAATACATTGCCGCCTATATTCGCCACTCAAATTAACACTACAATGTGCCGAAATTAATCCACATAAATAAGCATTACATTGCTCAGACGTCATATCCACCAACTCCCCATAATAAATATACTTGGGATTACAATCGGAAACCATCAAATCATAACTCGCTTTTGTACCATGATAATCGAAAAAATCTCGCAAGTCATCCTCTTTTTTTGGCAAACGGATCCTGATAAACTCATTATCTCCCTTCTTCATAACCTTCATACTCGCACAATATCCTATCTTTATATACTCCTGCTCATGGTCATCTATATCATATATATCCAATTCTCTTCGTACCCCATCAGGTCCAATAATCTGAATAGATGTGTTACTATCAAGAACATCAAAAGTTTTTCCTTTACATGATACAATCAATGATGAAGCCATTGTAAAGGAAATAATCAATATTCTCTTAAGCTACTTTTTTATAAAATTATATTTCCATAATATATAAAATGGGTTGTTGGGATGTTTTTTGTTCATTATGTGGTTTTCCATTAAGTTTATCAAATTAAAGAGTATTTAGTGAAAATTCCCAGAGCAAATTGGACAGAAAAATGTACAGTTCTTCTAGTAGGAAAAAAAAGCAAAACATGGATTCGAAGAGATAAATTGTAATTTCACTTTCCGCAATAAAAAAACAAAAGAAGAATATGATATTGGAGAAGATTACGATTTGGGAGTTGTTTTACACACTGATTGTTGGAAATATGCTAGTACTCTATTAAAACGTAAATTAACAATTGATGATTTTAATTTGAAAAAAATGAAGTTCCGACATAAAGTTTGGTCACATTACACTTTTACATATCTCAAATACACAGAAGTCTCCAAATATCACGAACAAAATTTTAATATAGAAAAACTACTCAAAAACCCGAAGAATTTATATTTACTTTACTCACTACTAGCTAAAACACCATTGGCAGATAAAAATAGAAAAAGAATCAAAGATAATGTTCTTCTTCTTGACAAAAATAAACCCAAAAAAAGACCATCACCACTTCAATCCGCAACACTTTTCAAAGAAAATACAAAAATGAAAGGAAATGACAAGAAAATGTATTATGTCAAAACTATTGGAAAAATAAAAGATGGGTTCTAATTAAAGATAATCACTAAATTGAGTCTGATTTTTTCCATCTGTTGACAAATCATCACTTGAATCCAATTCTTCCTCTTCACTCTCAGTCTCAGTCTCTATATTTATTTCAAACTTCTTATTCATCTTCTTCTCTATATACTTCTTTATCTTTTGAGGAATTCTTTCGACCTTATTTACCTTTATTTGTTTAAGAACTATTCCACTAAATTTACTTTCTATGTTATTGTAGGTCATAAAAAGTCCAACCCTTATATTTGATTCTCCGTTAACTGGCAATGTCATTTGAATCTTGTTTCCTCTACTAGATTTCGTTTCTATCCTCTTTTTAGTTATCACATTAGATCCCTCTGTGAAAACTAAATGTCCAGTAATATTACCAATAATATATCCTTCAAATTCAACCAGAAGTGTACCATTATTCTTGGTGTAATCTATCTTCCGAGTCATATAACCATTCGATCCTTCATTTTCAGATTTTAAAATTACAGTTTGTTCTCTATTATTAAACTTCTCGATATATGAATTTACAAATAAACTTTGACTATTGTTCCACTCTTCAAATTTACAACTATAAACTTCTGTTAATTTCAATTCCATTATTGGTTTCTCAATTTTGTATTTATCATCTTTAACCTCTTTTACAGCATTCATATCAATTACTTTCAAATCAAGATCTTGACATTTAGTTGTATCCAAAAAATAAAGCTTTATATAATCAAAACTTACTGAAATATTTTCCTTCGTTTTAAAATAAAGTATTACATCAACTTCTTCTTTCCCACAGTTGAAAAATATTCCTTCACTTGATGAAGCAACCGATAAATTGTTGTAATGGAAATCCGAAATAATGACTTCTATATCTTGTTTACATTGAGATCTGAGTTTGTAATTCAAAAAATAAGTTCCATCTTCTGGTAAATCCAATTTGAACTTTACATGTCCATAAGTATTTTTGGTATTATATACTGATAATTTGTTCGAACTAGTTGATAATAGAGTTCCGCTTTCGTGGTATCTATCATTTTTGAAATCAAATTCGTAACAAAGAGTTTTAGTAAGTTTTTTCTCAACTTCTTTTTTTAAATTGATAGAACACTTAACCAATTCATCATTTACATCTACATCAATATTTACATTGTCTGGATCAAATATTCTGTTGAGATCATCAAAAATGGATTTGAATTTGTCATCATCAGTTACATTGTCAAATATTTCATCTGTTAATACTTCAATGTTGTCATCATCATCTTTGGCTTTATCCATAACCTTGAATAGACTAAAATTATCAATTGTAATCACGGAGTTATAAACATTTTTCTTTGACATTAACAAAATAGTTATATTCTTAAACATTGAACTAGAAAACTTAATTAATTTCTTAAAATCAGGATTTGTTAAAACAGTTTTATAAATCTCATCCACATAATCACCATGAATACTCAACTCTAATTTGTAGCAGTTGTACTTGAACCGCTGTCTCAATCCGAAATCTAAAAAGAAATCCCTATTTTTCGGAACTTCTATATTATATCCAAAATAAACCGGATGATTTTTAGTCAAGAGATGGTTATACTTCTTATATGTCATCTTTGAAATAATGTAATCCACATTTGTACCCATATCAAGGACTTTATCTGTTTCATAATCATCCAGATTGTACTCATCTTTCGGAATAAATGAAGGTTGTGGGATAATTGAAGGTTGTGGGATAATTGAGGGTTGTTGAGTGCGTTGGTTTAAAAAAAGAGGTGTGTTATTTTGTACATTTCCATAAAAAATTATGGGAGTTTGTGTTCTTCTTTTTTGTTGCTCATAAGCGTAAACTTCTTGCATTTTTTTCATTTTTCTATATTCGTTCAAGTCTTGGCTACTACCCAATCCAGTTCTCGTTAAATTTCTAAACTTACTATTATTCCTTTTATTTGAATTATTTACATATTTGAAACCATAAAAACGAATAGTGTCATCCATATATACTTTTTAGATAAAAAGATATCACAAAAATCCCAAAAAAATACTGGAGACTCAACAATCTTAATATAATATATATTATATATAAGATGTCAGTTATAAATTGGAAAAATACTCGTCCAAAAAAGTTTTATCCAAAAGCTGTAAAATTATTTGGGAAACCTGACTACATTGTTAATAAACCAAATGGAATAGCCTATTGGAAAACAAAAGGAAATTCTCTTTTTGATGAACATTATATTAAAGATCAGGAAATATCACATTGTGTTCCCGCTAAACATCATGATTATTTTTATAGTTCTATTAAATGTTATGTTCCTCCAAATAAACGTTTAGATGTTTTATCAATAAGTGGAAGTATCAATTATGATGGATTGACAAAATTATTAACGGCAAGATGTGCAAGTTTGGAAGCAAATATTGCGACACTTTATTTGGGGATGTGTGTAGCTAATGGAATAAAAAAAATAAAAGATGTTAAAAAACAAGGTCTTTATGGAAAATACATAAGAGGTGAAATTGAAACTTATGATAAATTAAAAAAAGAAATGATGGATATGAAGAAAAAAAATAATAAAAAATATTCAAAACAAATTAAAGATCCATTTGATCCATTAGCTTTCAAAAGATGTTAAACTATATTTTTCTCTCTTTATCTTTCAAAAATTTATTGGAATATAATATCGCCAAAAATATTGCAATTTTACAAATAAAACTATTGATAAAGCTAGCTATTCCTCACTTCGTTCGGTTACAAAGCAAATATATCAATAAAACTATTTGTAAAATTAGCAACCCCGCGATTCTATATTTTTTTTATAAGATATGAGTTCATAACATCTCACAAAATTTTGTGAAAACTCTGAAAATTAATTTTTCCAAAATCTTGAAAATCTAAAAAATAAAAAGTTTTCACGAGATATATGAGTTTATGACATCTCGCAAAATGTCACTAAAACTCTGAAAATTAATTTTTCCAAAATCTTGAAAATCTAAAAAATAAAAAGTTTTCACGAGATCTGTGAGTTTATGACATCTCACAAAATGTCGTGAAAACTCTGAAAATTAATTTTTTTCCAAAATCTTGAAAATCTAAAAAATAAAAAGTTTTCACGAGATCTGTGAGTTTATGACATCTCACGAAATGTCGTGAAAACTCTGAAAATTAATTTTTTTCCAAAATCTTGAAAATCTAAAAAATAAAAAGTTTTCACGAGATCTGTGAGTTTATGACATCTCACGAAATGTCGCGAAAACTA